TGTGCTGTGAGATCTTATTGCCAACCCGTCCATTTAAGAGATTAGACGACGAGGAGGGACGCATAGCGTTATGCACACTGGGATCCATCAACTGGGGTGCGTTCCGTAACCCAGAAGACATGCGCCGTGCATGTCGCATCTTGCAACGTAGTCTATGTAATATTTTAGACTATCAGGATTTCTTATCAATACAGAGCAAGCTCAGTAATGATGAAATCCAACCACTCGGTATTGGTATTACTAATCTTGCCTATTGGCATGCTAAAAGGAGCCTTAAGTATGGAGACAAAGATGCGTTGGCGGAAGTTAAAGTTTGGATGGAGCATCAGGCCTTTTATCTTACAGAAGCCACAGTTGAACTTGCCAAGGAGAGAGGCAAATGCCTAGACAGTGACCACACTCGTTATGGTCGAGGTCAATTCCCCTGGGAGCTACGAGCTAAGGGTGTAAATGATTTAACAGACTTTACTCCAGAATTAGACTGGGAGGGACTACGAATTGAGATGAAACAGCACGGAGTCCGCAATGCTACATTAATGGCTATTGCCCCTGTAGAATCCAGCAGTGTGGTGATTAATTCTACTAACGGTATTGAAATGCCCATGAGCTTGATCACTACCAAAGAATCAAAAGCCGGATCGTTTACACAGGTGGTGCCCGAATACAATAGACTGCGTAATCGATATCAATTAATGTGGGAACAAACTGATTGCACAGGTTATTTAAAAACCGCAGCAGTATTAGCAGCCTATGTAGATCAAAGTATTTCAACAAACACATTTTATAATCCAGCACACTTTGCAGATCGTAAAGTTCCAACTACACTAATTGCAAAAAATTTGATGCAGTCACATGTATGGGGATTGAAAACATTCTACTACAGTTTGATCAACAAGGCCGGCAGCAAACAACAGGCAGAACTGACACCCGAAGTTCATTATAACGGATTTCACAACGAAAGAGAATTAATTGAAGACAGCGAAGACTGCGAGGCATGTAAACTATGAGTCAAAAACAATACGATTTAAATACAAAAACAGATTATCTTAACCGTAAGATGTTTCTCGATCCTGCAGGTCCAGTGACTATACAACGATTTGAAGAAGTAAAATACAAAAAGATTGCAGATTTTGAAGCTACTGCCCGAGGATTTTTTTGGCAACCTGAAGAAATTAGTCTAAGCAAAGATGCCAACGACTTCAAAGATGCATCGGATGCTGTTAAACATATCTTTACCAGCAATCTGTTAAGACAAACAGCATTAGATAGTCTACAAGGTCGTGGCCCCAGTCAAATCTTTACTCCGGTTATAAGTCTACCAGAATTGGAAGCATTGGTTTATAATTGGACATTCTACGAAACAAACATACACTCAAAGAGTTACAGCCATATTATACGTAATATCTATAATGTACCCAAGGACGTGTTCAATACAATTCATGACACAGAAGAAATTGTAGGTATGGCATCAAGTATCGGTCTTTACTATGATCGACTACACATGATCAATTGCCGCAAAGAACTACAGGAAAAATTTCCAGAGCAGGAACACATCAAAGCAATTTGGCTAGCTTTACATGCTTCATATGCTTTAGAAGCTTTCCGCTTCATGGTATCGTTTGCTACCAGTTTGGCTATGGTAGAGAACAAGATTTTTATTGGCAACGGCAACATTATCAGCCTTATCCTACAAGATGAACTACTACACAAAGGCTGGACTGCGTTCTTGATCAATCAAGTGATCAAAGAAGATCCACGCTTCGCCAACGCAGCACAAGAATGTCAGGAAGAAGTAATTCAGATCTATAAAGATGTAATAGCCGAAGAAAAGGCTTGGGCTGATTATCTATTCCAAAAAGGACCGGTGATTGGTTTAAATGCAGCCATTCTCAAAGAATTTGTAGACTATACTGCTGTTGGTGCACTCAAAGACATTGGAATTAAATATTGGGAGCATGCTCCTAAATCTACTCCAATACCCTGGTTTAACAAACACAGTGATACAAGTAAAAAGCAAACAGCTCTGCAAGAAAATGAATCAACTAATTATGTTATTGGAGCTATGAGTGAAAATCTTGACTACGATGCTCTTCCGGCTATATAATAAACTATGTATAAAGCACAATTCAAAAGAAGCAATCCCTACGAATCTTGGACAACCATAGGACACTATGGTAATGAACAATCGGCTATGGCTGCTGCCCTGCAGTATAAAACCAAAGGTATGCTAATGGTTCGAGTCACAGACAAGAACGGCGGCGTTGTCTACACTGGTTAACACAAAAGGAAACAAATGAAAGCAATAGTATGGAGCAAGAATCACTGCCCATATTGCGACCAAGCAAAAGCATTACTGAAACAGAAAGGTATTGAATTTGAGGAACGCAAGATTGGAGTAGGTTATACCAAAGAACAGTTGTTAGAAGCAGTGCCCGAAGCAAGAACAGTTCCGCAGATATTTTTAGATGACAAACTTATCGGCGGATTTACAGAATTAAAAAAACATTTACAAGGATAGTATGTTAATTGACAAAGGTGTTTCAGAAGGTGAAATTGTTTCTATTAAGACAGCTGGTGGCGAAGAACTAATTGCTAAATTAGTAGAAGAAACCCAGACACATTATAAGCTATCACGTCCTATGAGTCTAAGTATGGGCCCGCAAGGTATAGGAATGATTCCTTTTATGCTAACGGTAAATCACGACAAAGAACTAAAACTACAGAAATCTATAGTTTCAGCGGTTGAAGTCACAGACAAACAGTTCGCAGACGCATATATACAACAAACAACAGGTATTAAACTGGCTTAAATAGTAGTATGGCATTAACCACCACTCCGACAATTAGCCCAAGCCCGGCGGCAGGTAACACTCCTAATGGGCCTTTTCCAGCTAACCCGGTAAATCACACTCATCCGTTCACAGCAATTACAGGTCTTAGATTTGGCACTAACGGTCGTGTTGAACCAGTATACGATGCAGCCAATGTCTATGCCAACGGTGTAATAATTGCTCTTTATAATGCAGCTACCACAGAAGGTACTTTCTCTGCTGTTACTGTACCTAGAGTTACTGTGGTGGCAGCTGTTCAGAACGTCGAAGGAGACGACAACAATACTGCAGGTAAAGCAGAAGCTGATAGATTTTTAGCAGAAGGACGTATAACTAAGCAAGAATATACTGAGCTTACTACTACTCCAACTCCTAAAACTGAAGGAGTTGCTCCCGGTAAGCCAGTTCAAGGACAAGATTCTGCAGCAGTTACCGGAGATATTTCGTTTGCCACAGTACTAACACCCAATGGTACTACTCTAGGAACTATGATTAAAAATGTCACTTTTCCGAGAACCATAGCCCAACTATCAGAATGCGCACCTTCAGTTAGTGGACCGGAAGCAGTAGTAAACAATTTAGCGGCACTGGCATTAAATGTCTATGAACCTATCAAGGCCAAATATCCAAACGCAACTATAACTAATAGTTTTAGGCACAACGATCCTAAAAGCCAACATGGCACCGGACAGGCTATGGACCTGCAGTTTAGAGGAGTAGGCGCTCACGACTATTTTGATATTGCTGTGTGGATAAGTAAAAATATTCCCTACGATCAACTGTTGTTAGAATATCTACCTGGCAAGACTGTGTGGATACACATAAGTTTTGCTGCTTCTGGGTTACCGAATGGGGGCAAAAAAACACCATCTCAAAATAAATTAGCAACATTAAATGGTGCAGCTGGTGGAAAATTTACACCAAATTTACACTCTGACATCATTGTCAGTGCAATCTCTAACAGAGTAGTAGCTGCTTAATGAAAAAATTATTTTGGAATATATGCGGATTTATCAGCTTAGGGCTTGCATATATAGGAGTGATCACTCCGGGCATGCCTTACAGTATTTTTGTCGTGTTTGCTGCTTATTGTTTCTCAAAAGGCTCAGAGCGTATGCATCGTTGGTTATACAACCACAAATTGTTTGGCCCGTTCTTGACCAACTGGGGACAAAAACGAGTGTTCCCAACCAAGATGAAATACTTTATGTTGGCTATGATGACATCAAGTTTGGTTATCATGTTCTTTACCGGAGTTAAACCAATTGGTATTATCAGTACTGCATGCTTTATGGCTATAGTTGCTATATGGGCCTGGAGATTTCCTGGATCAGTCACAGAATGGCAGCATAGAGTAGATAACAAAAAGAGAATAGGTTGGATAAAATAAATTAATTTCTCTATTTCACAATACACAATCTCTTTCAAATATAAACATAATTAATAGTTATAGTACTATATTAGTTCTATAGTTAAAGGAAAAAAATGAAACAGCGAATTTTAATCATGGGATTGCCCGGATCCGGTAAAACTTATTTTGCCGAATATTTAAAAACATATTTGGAGCAGCACGGCACTACACAGCATATTCCTGAAATGATGCCTATCACAGGGATGAATGCTACAGTGACTTGGTTTAATGCTGATGATATCCGGCGCAAGTATAATGACTGGGATTTTTCAAAAGAAGGTCGCATACGTCAGAGCTTAAGGATGTTAGAATTTGCTTTAAGTTCAAATACTGACTATGTGATCTGTGATTTCGTGGCACCCATACCTGAGATGCGCAACAACTTCAAGGCCGACTGGACTATATGGATGGACACTATCGAAGCTGGACGCTTTGAAGACACCAATAAGATGTTTGTGCCACCTGAAGTATATGATTTCCGTATTACAGAAAAAAATGCAGAAAAATGGGCAGAATTTGTAGGAAGTCACATTATCGACAGATGTCGTAGACCTACATTTGATTGGAAAAAAGAAACTGTACAGATGTTAGGTCGGTGGCAACCTTGGCATGCCGGACATCGTGCTTTGTTTGAACGAGCGATTGCTAAAACTGGGCAAGTAGTGATACAGATACGTGATTGTCAAGGTTGGCAAGGATCAAACCCATTTGAAATCGAACGTGTCAAAGAATTGATTCGGAGAGATTTAGATCCTATCTATCAAGGTCAATATGAAATACAAGTAGTACCTAATATTGTTAATATTACCTATGGTCGTGATGTTGGATACAAAATTGAACAAGAGGTGTTTGATGAAGCAACACATAACATAAGTGCTACAAAAATACGCAAGGAACTAGGGCTTGAGTGATTCTTATGTTAGAAGTATAATCAAAATTGTTATCTAAAAATGAGAACAATTGAACAAATAAAAGAAGCATTTGTCAATCTTAAAATCAAACCTACGGGATGGTTAGGAGATAGTCCCAGCAGATTTGATACCTATCAATCATATGCCAGCACTGTCGATCGTATCGTAGAATTAGGAGTATATACTGGACTCAGTACAACAGCATTTCTCATGGGCAAACCTAAAAAACTTAGAAGTTATGATATATTACCTGAAAATTTTATTGTAAAAAAAGATTTAATAGCATTTGCTGAAAACAATAATATTGATTTTAAATTTATCGTAGGCAATAGTTTAGAAATAGAAATTGAAGAAACCGATTTATTGTTTATAGATACAGTTCATAAAAAAGAACACACATATGCAGAATTGAATAAACATGCTGGTAAAACACAAAAATATATCATGCTACACGATGTTGAGTCGTGTCCAGATGTGTTCGAAGCTGCACAGGAATTTATAAATTTAAATCCAGAGTGGACTGTTGACCTACACTGTAAAAAAGGTGATGGTCTATTAGTTTTAAAAAAATAATAACATGAAAATAAACAATTTTTTCCCTACCAGAATTTTAACTGATTTTAATTTAGATTTTGCTGCTCGACTTCTACCACTTTGCGACAAATATACAGAAATTACGCAATCTGATCTTTTAAATGTTGGGAATTATCCTTCTACTTTGGCCAACGGAGAGTTGAATGAACTAGTTAATGACGAGCCTGCTGTAAAAGAATTCTTTGACATATTAATTGATAATTATGCACGACCTCTCATAGAAGCCAAAGGCATAGAATTTGATAGATCTATTTTTAAACCCTACGGATTTTTTAGCTCAATGAAAAAGAATGCTTACTTGAGCAAGCATGCACATCAATACTGCACGTTCAGTGGCACATTTTATCTAGATGTAGGTGATGATGTTCCAGCATTAGTGGTACACGACCCGCGG